AACTCAGCTGGTACATCTGTAGGTAATATAGGTATTGAATCAAGTGGTTTTTATGTAGACGGTGAAGGCAGTCATGCAGGTTTAAAATTATTTGCAGGTGCAATTGGACCACGTCAAAATGGCGCAGATATAGATGCTACTATTGACTTGGGCTGGACTGGTGGAAAATTTAAAGACATATATGCAAGTGGCACTGTATATGCAACACCAGGTGGTAATGATGGATCCAGTGCTAACTATGCCGCAAAGAGTGCAAACGAAATACTAAACAACTATGGATACAAGCCAAGCGGATTGTATTGGATTAGAGAACCAAATACGGGTACACCCAAACAAATATACTGTGACATGGAAACAGACGGTGGAGGTTGGATGCTGTGGTTAGAATACAATACCGGTGCAAACAGTATGTACAACCAAGCAACAGCAACAGCTAATTTAGCAAGATCATACAACAATAACTATTCAAAATACGAAGTAATGGTTGATGCTAGCTATGTAAATCAAATTAATAGACGCAGTCTCAGAGGTGTATGGGAACTTGATGCCAATGGTGGAATTAGAACAAATGGATTTAGAAATTGGGGTGAAGTTAGAATACCTGAAAGTGTAGGTAATCAATTTCAACCTGAAATAGACGCTTACTTTAACAGTGGAGCAGACGGTGAATTTATTAAAAGAACTGAATACTACGCTATTAACGGAGCAAGTGGTTGGGCAAGTATAGGTAGTGGCAGTCAACGTGTATACATAAGAGAACCTAATCCAGCAGTTAAACCAGGAACACTAAGAAGTTATGCTGGTATTAACTATGAATGGGCTTATGATGGTACACAATATGGTTGGTGGGTACATGAAAGCAGTTATGCTGTACCTATGTTTAATAGTTTAACCAAAAATGCTGGGTATGCAGTGACCTACGACAATGGTAGAAGAGATGTATTTGAACCAGGCAAATCCAACAGTGATGTAAATGTGAACAATGGCAACAATGGACCAGGTGTTGTGGGTGTGGGCAAAGGTATATTGGTAGGCGAGTTTTCACTTCAGTTCAACCTAGGATACAGTTGGGGCTGGTCGGAAATGTACATCGGAGATGCTGTACCAACTGGTCTTGCTCTAGCCCAAGGCGCAAGTCCATACGCAAACAAAGATCAGTTTGGTATTGCTAACAACAGTTCAAACAATCAATCCTACTATCAATGGAGAACCAGTGATGGTGTTCAACAGGTCAATGTCAGTGGACTGACTCCATACAGTTTTGGAAACTATTGGACATGGAATAGACAGAGTAATGGAAACGTATATCTGCGAAATCCTGGTGGTACAGTATATACTTTAGGAACATTTTTCGGACCAATGAAGTTTTTCTCTGGTGCACAAAGTCCACACAGAACAGAAGTATTGAATATACAAAGTGCTGGTAGGAACAGTGCTTTAACTGCTGGCAGTGGAAATCCTTCGACAACACTAAGACACTAATAAATGTTAAACATAAATATGTATAACAAGTAAGGTATACACATGGCAGTTGGACAAATAATCAGTAGAGCAATAGCACAAGGCGCAGTTACATCAGACGATGTTGGCTCTCTAGCAATAACCCACGCAAAACTACACACAGACATGGATTTAAGTTCAAAAACTGTAACCATGCCAGCTGTTATTCGTGGTCCAGCTACACTTACAATTGATCCTGCGGCAGTAGGTGACAACACAGGTACGTTAGTTATTGCAGGTGACTTGCAAGTAGACGGCACAACAACTACAATTAATTCAACCACAATGACTGTGGACGACAAGAACTTAGTGCTTGCTAGTGGTGCAGGTAATGCCTCAGCGGCAGACGGCGCAGGGGTGACTATTGATGGTGCTAGTGCTACAATGCTTTACACACATGCAACAACCAGTTTTGACTTTAACAAACCAGTAAACATAGCTGGTAATCTAGGTGTAACAGGAACAGTTGATGGTGTAGACATAGCGGCTAGAGATGCAGTATTAACTAGTACAACTACAACAGCTAATGCGGCATTACCTAAGTCTGGTGGTACTATGACAGGTGTTATTGCTGGATTTGAATCCACTGGTATTGATGATAATGCAACCGATACAGTAATTACTGTTCAGCAAAATGGTATGGTTGGTATTGGCATAGATGGTCCTGGTGCTAGATTAACTTTAGGCGGAACAGCTGGAGCCGCAGACAATTCCAGTGTTATGCTGATCGCATTAGGTGCTACTCAGAAAACATATTTTGGTACAGCAAACGCAACAGGAAATATTATTACTGGAAGTTCTTCAGGAGATACAGTACTTAGAAGTAATGGCCATAACATATTGTTTAGTGTTGATAGCGGATCCTCTTCGGCAGTTTATATAAAATCCGACGGCAAAGTTGGTATTGGAGAAACTAGTCCTCTAGGTAAACTACATGTAAAAGATGGTGACGCTGGAAGTATTACAACAAACGGCGCTCATGATACTATTATTGTTGAAGGTAGTGCTAATACAGGTATTAATATTTTCTCACCTAGTACGAGTTATCAATATTTGGCATTTGGCGATCCGGGTGGCTCGAACAGAGGGTATGTACGTTATCAACACAGTATTGACCAAATGGTATTACGAGCAGGCGGCACAGATACGGTGTTTATTAACGGTGGTAATGTTGGAATCGGGGCAGATAGTCCAAATGAAATGCTTCACATTGAAGCGACAAACCCTAAGATAAGGTTATTAAACAACAGCACTGGTGGATCTGGGTTAGAATGGTGGAATGATTATGGCGGCAGTGATCACATCAACTCTAGCATAGGATGGAATGAAGGATCGGCTAATTGGGAATTTAAAAATTATAGAGCTGATGGTCAATCTGGTAGTCCTTATGGAAATATAGATTTTTTAAATGGATCAACAACATCTCCTACTCTGACACTTAGAATTGCAACGAACAATAATGTTGCTATAGGACATAGTAGCCCGACTGATAAACTTGATGTACAAGGCGCAGATAATGGAATAACAATTAGGTCTGCATCAGCTCATAGACCTAAACTATCACTAATTAATGATTCTAGTACCATGCTTACTTTAAGTGCTAATGGTACATATGCCGCAATCGGTGATGGAGCAGATGCAAATAGGTATATGTCTTTCAGAAGTGGCAAAGTTGGTATAGGTACAACTAGTCCTAGTTATAAATTTCATGCAGTAGATGATAGCTCTAATACTGACCCTGAATCAGATTTAGGTGTTTATTATGGTTTTCTCAATAGTAATGCAAGTGTAAACACAGGATCTGCTATATTATTGGGTTCTAATAATAATTCTGGATCGGCTATATATGCTCAAAGAATAGGAGCAAACAACGAACACAAGTTGGGTATCCAAGTAAGAAACAGTGCAGGATCATCTACAACACATCTTACAGTAATGGGAAGTGGTAATGTAGGGATTGGTGCAGGTGCTCCAAGTACATTATTGGATTTACAAACACCAGGTAATACTGTAGATGGTGGTTACTATAGTACTATGACAATCAACAACACAGGATCAGGAACCTGGAGTAGACTACGTTTTGATAGATCTAATAGTGCAAAGTGGGGAATTTCACTAGGCACAGATGATAAATTAAAAATAAGCAATTTAGATGTAAATGGAGGCGGTGGCGCCAATGATGGAGCGTTAGTGATAGATAATACAGGAAAAGTTTCCATTAATTCACAAACTGCTTATGCCAAATTTTATGTTAGTGGTGGTGTAATGGCTCACGCTTTTGATAACGGTGGTAACTGGAGATCATTGGGATCATTTGGAGCTGGTAGTGGACAATATTGTCACGTTAAAACAACCTTGACATACAACTCTTATAGAATGACAACGTTTCGTGCAACTGGGTTTTTACCATATAGTGCTATAGGACATGGATATTTAGGTTGTTACACTTACGGAGCCACACCAGGTTCTCCATATGGACAAGCTAATTTTAATTTAGGTAATCATGCAATTGCTTACAGTCAATACTATGCAAGTGATAGTTCTTTAGTTCTTGTATGGAACTGGGCTACAACTTATGATGGTTTTTGGCTAGAGTATATATCAACTGGTGGTACTTACGGAAATGTTATAGATGTTAATGTTGTAGCTGCCACTAATTCCAATTCAACTTCAGGAGTATATTAATTATGGATGAATTTTATAAACATATAAAAGAGGATGGAACAGTAGAGTATAGAAATGTTAATTATGATAAATTAATGACACATATAGCTGAAGAAGCAGCCAGAACTGATATACCAGCCGATGCACCTATTCCCACTGCAGAAGATGATCTTAATGTAATTTTAACGAATAGAAAATATTCTTACCCTCCTATAGAAGATTTTGCTGATGCTTGGGTAAAGCAAGATGAAGATGCTTTAGAAGAATATAGACAAAAATGTTTAGCTGTAAAAGCGGCACATCCTAAACCCGAGTAAACATAAATATGTATAACAAGTAAGGTATACATATGGTAACTTCAGCAAAAGAAATAAGTGATTTAGCACACGGTGTTGATGTTCATTCATCAGGTAATGTTGGTATTGGGGTCACTAATCCTGGAGCTAAACTGTCAGTGAGCGGACCAGCCGCACTAGCTAATTTAGGTGGTGGCAGTACAGCTTCATCAGCATTGTACGTAAACAGTACAAGTGGACATGTTGGCGAATTGATTCAAGTATTGAAAAATGGTACTACAAAAATGCATATGGCTAACAATGGTAAACTTGGTCTTGGCACAAGTAATCCACTAGTAAATTTAGACATGGGAGTTACATCTCCTAATGATCAAGTTATAGCACTTAGACAAAACGGAGTGTCGAGAACTACACTAGGACTAACTAATAATTATGGTGTAAGAGTAGCAGGTCCAAGTGACGCTTCAGCTACTGGTGCTGTATTTGAAGTTGGACAAAATAATGCTAGTGATGGTACTACATATCAAAACAATAGATTTACTGTTCTATATAATGGCAACGTTGGTATCGGAGAAGCTAATCCACAAAGAAGTGTTGTTGTAAAAGGTGCCAACAGCTCAACTACTTCAATTCAATTTCAAACTCCTGCTACAGGTTCGGCGGCAGGAGATGGTTTTGGTATCGGATATGATTCCAACGCAAAAGGTTTTATATGGAATTACGAAGGTAGTGATACATATATAGGAGGTGCTACATCAAGTACAACAGTTACAATTCAAGGTTCAAGCGGAAACGTTGGTATTGGTACAACTAATCCAAGCAGAAAGTTAGTTTTATATGATGCTAGTGCGCCTTACATGGCATTTCAAAACAGTAGCACTGGCAATGCGGCAGGTGACGGACTGCAAGTTCAGATGGCAGGTCTTCATGGATACGTTTTTAACTATGAGAGCGGAGACCTCTATCTAGGTTCAGGAGGTGCTACTCGTATAACTATTAAGTCAGATGGCAACGTTGGTATTGGTACAACTAATCCAGATCAAGCACTACAAGTAAAAGGTATAATAGAAACTCAAGCTAGTAATAGTACAAATGGTTGGATGATGTATACCTACACTGACAATACATTGAGATTTAACTTCAATGGTGTTGGTGGTGATGAGATTATAATGAAAGATTCTGGCCAAGCTGGTATTGGTACAGCGCCATATACAAATGCAAGATTAACCTTAGGTGGTACTGACACCGGTGGATATCCAGCTGTGTTACAGTTTGATAACAACAATTCCAGTGGTGCAGAATTCTTTATGCTTGCCACAGACACCAATTGGTCTGCCGGTGCTAATAAATTTCTAATGGGACATGGAGCACCTAGTAGTAGTAATGCAGATATAACAATTGACAGTGCTGGTAATGTTGGTATTGGTACAACTAATCCAGGTAGAAAACTAGATGTGCAAGGAACTGGAAATGTTTACGGCAGATTTATGAGTACAAACACTACTGGTGCAGGTATAAATGTAAAAGATTCAGCAGAAGATTGGTTAATACAAGCAGACGGTGGTGTTGGACCAGGACTTGCTATTTACGATTTAGGACGTAGTGCTTACCGAATGCTAATAAAAAGCAACGGCAACGTTGGTATTGGTCAAACTAATCCTGGTCAAAAACTTACAGTAGCAGGTGGTGTAGAATCTCAAGCTGGACAAGGCAGTGTTAATTTTTATGCAACCACAGCAGGTAGCTACAGTCAACTAAATGGTTCGGGTGGTACTGCTTGGGCATATGGATCAACAGGAGGAAATAGTGCGCCTAATACTGCGGCTAGTTCAACTTTTGGATTTCATCATTGGAACGGAAGTGCATGGAGCAATCCAGTTAATATCCAAACAGGAGGACGTCTGCAACACAGAGACACTGCGACCTCTACTCATTATGGTGCGGCATCAACTGTGTATAATATTACGAATATGTCTATAATTGGTGGGAAGTTGCGTTTTTCAATACAGGTGTATTTTCCCAACGGTACAAGTAACCAAGCAGTTAGAATATATAATGGTCAAACTAGTTTATGGTTTGCTGGAGAAGTGTGTATTGGCTCTACATACAGTAATGCGTCGGCAACGGGACTTAATCGTTATAGTTTTAGCCACAACTATAACACCACCAACAACTATGGGAATGTATTAACTCAGACTGAATCTTTTGGGCAAGTTGCAAGTCATTTTCAATTTGATAGCCATGGTTATGATACCGGTGAAGGTGCTCACTATTTTGAATTTAGACATGTCAATGCTTATGGTAATACAATGTTTCTTCAGTTTGAAGGCAATGGCAGTTCTCCAGATCATGCTAACATGACAACCTGGTATTATAAACACAAAACTTACTAAAGGGATAACATGTACAAATTTACTTACAAAGACGAAGAATATTACTACAATCCAGAAAATCCTATTATAACTGGTATGGATCCAGACACTGGAGAAATGCTAGAAGGAGACAAGCTCAGAGATGTATTGGGTATGACAGATGCAGAAGCACAACAATGTCATGCTACAGGTTTACTCAATGAACTTAGAGCCAAACGTGATGAACTTATTAAAGATACAGATTGGGTTGGCGGTACAGATGTTCCTCAAAGTTTAAAAGATGTTTGGCAAGCATACAGACAACAATTAAGAGATATTACAGATTCCGCTACAAGCCTGTCAGATGTTGTATGGCCCACAAAGCCAAGTTAAAAATCATCAAGCCAATTTGGCAAATCTAATTTGTCTTTTTGGCGATTATATATTGTTTCAATCTTTTCTATCATTTCATGACTTTGTAATACCATTTTAGCACCTCTGTGTAATGGCTTGGGCCAGCAATCTAAATTAGTCCAACAATATCCTGCACTTTCGTGATTACACTGTGGAATAAATTCTTCAAACACTGTTACACAAAATGTATTGTAGGTAAACTTTTTATCGTCACTTATAAACTCATTAAGAGGATATACCTTTTCAATATCAGGTAAAGGACCTAATTCTTCTTTACATTCTCTGAGTAGTGTTTCAATGGGACGTTCTTTTTTATGACTCTTGCCTCCCCAGAAACTCCAAGTTAGTGGGTGGCTTGATGTTTTACTTCTTTGTTGCAACATAATCCTGCCTGTGTCCAAGGCGAGAAAACAGCAACCGCTTGCTTTAATCATAGTTACATTACCTTACTTGTAATAAAATTTGCAATCCAATTATTTGTGAGTGGTCCAAAGTGTGCAAATAGTTTGTCTACTAGTTTTAAATTTGGATCTAAGTTCGTAAGATCTCTGCCAAACCAACTATCTAAAAATGTATCTAACTTAATTTCTCCGCTGAATGCTTTGGTTGCTGTACTCTGCCGTTCTTGCCAATGAAGGTCAAATTCTTCTCTTCCTAAGCTAAACTTGTTTAAGAATATAGGTTCTAAGTT